TGCGTAACGGTGCGCCAGTTGACAAGGCCGAGTTCGAGCGATTGAGAACTGCGGCTAACGCCTCGTCATAAGCCAGCCCCATCTCGGCATTCATCTTATCAATCTGTGATTGTTCAGCTTTAGTAGGTTGACGATTCTCATCTGTAATGCGGCGCAATATTCCATCGCGCTCCGCATACATCGCATGATATTTATCCTTGACTGTCATAAATTCAGGAATGCTAATCTGCACTTCTGCAATATGGCCGTCAATTTCAACGTTCATCTTAATATCGCGATAACCACCATCCAGGGCTTTTACTTTTGGATCGAGTAGATTTCTAAATCCGCTATCGAGTACGCGATACCTGGAGCGCAATTCTCTTAGTGCGACGCCGGCTTTTTGGAAGTTATCTACTACCAATGTAGCGCGCAATAAATCCTTAATCATGGTTGCGTCGCCAGCATAGTCATAGACAATCTTTTCGACTGCACGACTAGAGCCTTTTAAATCTGCGGCTTTGTATTCAGCATTAACCAGGTTGGCAATATCGCGATTGATATTGTCAAACTGTTCTTTACGTAATGCGGCATCCTGGTACAGATTACGCAACGTTGTTTGTGCCTCAACATCAAGCGCCGCAAGATCATCTTCGTTTAACGACTTGGCTACATACTCATCAACAGTAATCGGTTTGCCAGCATTGGGCATATCTCCCAGGAGATCACCTTCCAGGATGTCGCCCTGGTTCTTGGATCCAATAGATCCAGGACCTTCGTCAAATCCTTTTAGCTCGTCTGCGCCTGGTTCTGTGAAGCGATTGCTTTGCGCCGGAGTTGTGAGATCGCCGCGATCTCCGCCATTTGGTACCCTTTCATAACTCCCGTCCTCAATTGCTCGGCGGACGCTTTCGGTAAACTCGCGGACGTAAGTTTCAGTTTTGGTTCCGCCGCCATCTTTCCACGCCTTGGCGATTCGGGTGAGATTGTCTGAGATGGGTCCCCGGACGTTTGCGTTATTTTCAATGATAGCGATCGCTTTGCCATAAATAGCCTCTTTCTCTTCGTTGCTTAGTTTAGCCAGGGTATTGCCGGCTTGTTCAATATCGTTTGCATTTTTGACTAACGTCTCGAATAGTTGCTTATCCTTACGTAATTCTTTCATGGCACGATCCAGGATCTTGGCCCGCTCCAGGAATAGACTTTCTGCAATATCCTCATCACCAAATAGACCGGCCTGTTCGGTTTTAACGAATCCGGCCTCTCTTGCCTGGCGTACGATTTGCTCTGCCTGGACTGCATTTGCTGGTTCCAGGCGGCGCAATAGTTGAAGGATGGCCAATTGCTGGGCCTCGTCTGTAATGTAACGGCCGACGATAGATCCAAAATGTGGCGGCACTACATCATTGACCACGGCGTTAAATGCCTTGGGTCCAAGTTGAGATAGCTCGTTTGCCTGTTTTACAAACTGTGACCTGGGCGGCAATGATTTAATCAGCTCCGGCGCATCTCTAAGAATCTTAGCGGCGTCAATTAGTGTGCCAGTACCTTCTGCCAAGTTCTTGCCGGCGGCCGTTGCTCTTGCCTGGGCTGGTGTTGCGCCATCTACTTCTCTAAGTTTAAACGCATAAATCTCAATATTTTGCGACGGATCTGCTTCTTGTAATCGCTTGGCAAGTCCCAGGCGTTGATGGCCGTCAGCAATAAATGTACGGCCGTCAGCAAACTCGTAAACAATAGCCGTGTTTGCTTTAACTGGATCCCACTTGGTAATATCTTTTAATCTTTCGGTAACGCCCATGACATCGCCGCCAGCTTTAAATTGAAATAGTTCGGCATCGACTAGCAAATCTTTTGGCTTGTAAGCAAAAATCTCACCGTTTAGATTATCGTGAAAGTGAATATCTTTTGGCGGTATGATGGCGCTTTCCGGCGGCGCAGTTGTGATCTTAGTAGAATCACCGTTTTCTATTGCTTTGTAAGATTGTTCGACGCGGGCATTGTGTTCCAGGTTGCCAACGTCATCCTTTAAAACGTTGCCCTGGTTAACAGTTGTATCGATTGCGTCAAGTTCTTTAATCATCTTAACGTCGGGATCGATTTCATACGGACGGCCTTCGCGAGTTGCCCTGGCTTTACCTAATGCCTCAATACCATCGATCAATTGTTTTTTAGTAAATTGATATAACGGTTTTGCCGCCACTACTCCACCAGTAACTACACCAGCTCCGGCCGCGGCCATTCCTACGTTTGTTAAGAATGTCCTGTAATCGTATGGAAGGTCCAGGGTTTTGTACCAGTCGGCCACCTCAGTTTGAATAACTGCTTCGGACCCGGCCGCAATTGCTGATTGCTTAAAAATTGTTTTAAGAATAGATGTTGATCCGCCGCCAATGAATGCGGTTGCAATATTGGGCAAGTCTGTTAATGAGGCTACTGCACTACCGGCAAACTCTCCTAGCAAACCGGAAAATGTTTGTCTTGATGCCACGTCTGCACTAACGTCTCCGGATTTAATTGCTTTTTGTTTTGCTTTTTCAAAAATAATATCGTTATCTAAATTGATTAAATCAGGAAAAACATCGGGCCGCTCTTTAACAAAATCAAAAATTTGTTTTGATGAATAGTTGTATCCTCTAATTGGAGTTTCAGAAGATGCGGCATAACCACCGAGATAGTTTCCTGGGTTAATAAATTTTTTACCGGTTTTCTGTTGTATCTCCTGGACAATTGGATCCCATTGCTCGCGCAAGTTAATAGGGCGCGAATCACTACGATTAAGTTTTAAAGTTGCCTGGTATGCGGAATCATAATTTTCAACAAATCCAGTATCCTCTCCACCGCCCAATGGTTTAAAGGTAATGGCAGATGGGTTCTCTTGGTCAAAGACAAAACTCATTTAATGCCTTCCCTTGCTTTTACTCTTTCGCCCAGCACTCTGAGATCAACCTTTAATGGTGATCCATCTTTAGTATAAAAACCTATAAGAGTGCCGCCAGCTTTTTCTTTCGGATTATCAAACGACCAAAATGCCGTACCGCTTGCGTCGGATACGGGATAACCTTTTCTTAGCCTGTCAATGGTATATGCACGTCCTGTATCGTCAGCCGGTGTTCCATTTGATGCGGCAACAAAATCATCGTAAGTCGCTCTTCTAATAATATCGCTAAAACGATCTTGTGGAATGTTACTTGGTATCGAAATGCGATTGCCCCTGTATTCAATAATTCCGCCATACATTTTTCCATTTTTATCTTTGGTTGCGCCGGCGGCCTCTTGAAATGCTTGTTTATACATATCTTCATCAAATACTGTTTTGCCAGCAACAATCGCGCGCTGAGTATAAATATTGTCAGCAGTTGTCAATATGTTGGCGCGCGTCTCAGGCAATATTGCATAAGCGCTACCCAATTGGTCGGCAATAATGTTGCGCTTTGTTGCCGCATCTCCAGTACCTTCAAATGGTTTATTACCAGCCTGGCGTTGTTTTGCACCATTAAGCGCATCAAAAAGAGTTTGCTTGCTTGCGCCGGATATAGCCAGTCCGCCAACATGGGCAAACTCAGGCGCAGATTTTGAAAGTTCGCGCATTGCGTTCAAGCTATCTTTTCCAAAACCTTGGTTCATAAATCCAAGCAATGAAATTTGCTGATCGGGAGTAGCAGTTAGTAAAAATGTGTTTAAAGCATTAGCCTCATCCTGGGAAAAATACTTGGGTTGCGAGTTCATGCTGGCCGCAAACGATTTGGATTGCGTTACGCGTTCTCCAATTTGCTTTACTAAATCGACGGGTGCCGCCGCAAAGTTAAGAGTTTTAACTTCGGCGGCTCCGGTTTGATTCATGTAACTAACCGGATCTTTATCAAGCATAGTTGTTTTATGAGTTAATGATTTTTGAGCTACGTCAATTAACATTGCTTGTTCAAGAGTTGCGCCGCCAGTTGTTTTGCTTTGTGCGTCACGAATCCAGTCGCCTAATTGCATGGGCGACATTTTATTAAATGCAATAGAGTTTTGACGCAATACACTCAAATAGTTAACCTGGCGCATTGTAGGATCATTGTCGGGTAATCCTAAACGACGGGCGCGGCCTTGAATTTCTGTAACTACGCTTTCGCTTGGCACCTGGCCAAGAGAAATAATCCGCAATGATTCCGACACATCGGTTTTTAGTTCAGTACGCAATGCTCTAAATTGTGCGTCCCTGGCGCGCAAGTCTGCTTCGATCTCATTGACCAAAGCGCCCATGCGGTTTACATCGATGCCGCGGGTAATACGATTTTGTTTAAGCGGATTACCTTCTTTATCGTATAGCTCTCCAATTGGACCAGCTCCGAGATCAGCTTGTACCCGCTTTAAAAATTCTGCCTTGTTGGGGGCTTTTTCGTACTCTTTTCTAAAACGTGCAATATGAGCCTGTTCGGCAACCTTTTGCATTTCGCGCTCAATCTCCAATGGAGAAAATCCAGCGGACAGTCCAAATTGTTTAAACGCTTGCATTTCCTGAAATAGAATATTTTCAGCATTTGCAACGCCGCTACTCATAATCCGAATTACGTCCTGGCCACGTTGTTCTAATCCAGCAAAGGCTGTTGCTTTAACTTGCTGGGCAACGCGGTCATTGTGACGCTCTGATATTTCTAGGAATGAAACATTTTTAATGCGATCCAAATCGCTAGATACTCGACCCTTTAGCTTTGGATCCAATAAAGTTGTCAGCGATTCCAGGCCATCGCGTACATCAGCGGCTTCTGCTAAAAACTGAATTGGGTCAGAATTGGGATCGTTTTTGAATGCGTTAACTTTTTCGCTTAAAAGTCTGCGGCCATCGTTTTGCAATTGCAATGCAACAAGTTCATTCGCCTGGTCATAAGCGGCTTTATCGTAAACACTACGCGGCATACCAGTTTTTTGTGTATCTTCTAATACCTGGCGAGCCTGTTCAGCAGTTTGTACGGATGCCCGACCTTTTTCTTCGGCCTGTTCCATACCAATCTTGCCGGCAAATGTAATAACGCGATCTAATGCTCCCTGTTGTGCCTGGGCAAGATTTCTGCTTTCGCGGCTTAGTGGCGCATATTCAATTGCGGGCAATGCGGCCGCGCGATACGGATCTATCGCTATGCCGGTTTGTTGGTATCGTGGAAGTCTATCGGCCATGATTATTATCCAAATAGTGAGTATTTAGATTTGGGTCCGCCGGCAGATGAATACATCATGCCAGCCTGGCCGACTGTACCAATTGCCTGGTACATACCAGCTTCCGCCGCGGCATCGCCGGATGCGCGCAGAATGTTGGCGTTTTGCTGGCCGGAATATTTGTAAATGTTTGCCTGGAATCCGGCGGATGACTGGGCCAGCTTTGCATTCTCCTGGGAGATATTAAACTCGGTATAACCTTCACGCAATGCGTATGTTTGCAATGAGCCAGCCGATCCGCCAAACGGATCAATTGCTCCGGCGCCAGCTCTAGCTCTTACTGTCGAGATTGTTCGGTTAATGTTTGTCAACGTTTTTAATCCCTCTTGCTGGGCGCGAATAGCTTCGGTTCTGCCTTGCATTGTTACTTGCTGGGCTTGAAAGTCCGCCTGTTGTTGAGCGGCTTGTGCCTGAGCATTATAAATTTTCTGTTGCGTTTGACCTTGTTGATATTGGCCAACGGCGCTTACAAGCATTGCGGCAATTGCGACTTCCATGATTATTGTCCTATCGAAACTTTAAATTCCATGTTTAACAAATTGAACTTTAACGGTTCGCCCTGCGTTACCGTTATTATTCCCTCTTTATCAAAGCCTAACAATGGTCCAGCTTTCTTGACGCCGGTAAATGGTTGAATAGCAGTATCTAAAACCCCGGTTCCAAATTGTCTAAACTGAATAGGATTGTCGTTGATGGTCATGGACTGGGTTTGAAATACGTCCGCATTCACTTCCATAATCCGCTTTTTAAATCCGCGGATATTACCCGATGCCATCTTTGCCTCGACTGGCATGGTTTTTAAGTTAATGTTGTAATTTAAACCGACTTGCCAGGACGCAGTTGCGGCCGTTGAGAATGTAACTGTGCCGCCCCCTGGTACAGTCTTATCAGATTCCAAGATGCCGTCGCGAACTACTTTGACAGTCTTGGCTACCAGGTGAGACATTGATGCAGATGCGGCCGCGGAGCTGGCATATTTAGCGCTATCCATTGTCAGATCGCGATTAAACGTCTCAACATAATAAGCAGTTGCTCCGTTAACGCTCCTGGCAACAATGACGTAAACCGTATTAACATCAACGGCCACGGCCTTAAATAATCCGTCGGTTACAAATTCTGATGGAGCAATAACACTTTGCGATCTTAATAATGAGATACACATAATCGTACCGTCATCGCCGTTAACGACAAATAATCGATCTGTATCGTCTGTTGATGTTGCGCGATTTAGTGCCATATCTACCGGATTCTTAACCAGGTGTCCGGATAGTAATGTCACGTTGTTGGCAATGTAGGTTGCCTCGGTATCAGTAAACAATAGCTCGTTAACTGATTTACCCTGGCGTTGCAAAAACAAGGTGCCGGAATCCAGGCCAATAACTGGAAAATTATTCCTTGCTCCAATTTTGGTTGATGTACGAATAATAAAATTCGTCGGCGTAATTGGATCTAAGGTTGCCTGGGGGACATAAAACTCGCCGCCAATACTAAAGATTTGCAAGTCACGGCCCGAATAAATATCGGTAATCGTATTTAATTGTGACGTATCGATTGTCGCCTCTACGGCCTCATCGTCTAAACCTTCGCCATATTGGAAATTAAAGAAATCCGATACGCGAGATCCCCAAACCGTAGTCGGCCTAGATTTGGCGCCAGCAAAAAATAATCGCCCTTCGTGGAATGTTACTGATCTTGGCCATCCGCGGCCAGCGCTCCAGGACGCCTCATATCCGCGCTCGATCTCCCAGTTGCCCTGGGCGATATTGCTGGTATCAAAAAACGGAATCTCGACAATGGCTTTAACGGTAGTATTTGTTTTGTATTCAACAATCTTTGCGCGTCCCTGGGGTTCGGCATTGATGTATTGGCCGACATCGGTGCTGGCAAAAAATGAATTTTGCGACGTAAGGGTTACATTGCCGCTTGTTGCCGATGGCGTTAAGTGTCCGGAAGTTGGTACGGTAACGGTTAGCGTATAGGCATAGAATGGGATCTCATCAAACGTAATCGTTGAGACGGTCCAGCTCGTATCGGTTCCGCCGCGTACAAACTTAATTGGCGCTAAATCTTCTTGTACGAAAATAATTGTATCGGCCGACTGGGCAAACTTTAGTCCTGGGATTACTGCGGCCGTAAAGCCGGCAACGGCCAGGAAGTTATCGCCGGATCCATTGATGTTAGTTAAAAGCGCCTTGTTCTTGTAAATGTAAACGCGTCCAGGGACGATCGCAAACATATACGAATCGACCACATTAAATTGAAACGGTACAAGTTTAAGTGCCTGGCTTGCTAGGTTGGCCGGCAAGGTGTCAATGTATTGCAATCCTTCACGACGACGTGCGCCGCCTTGGGGTTGGATCACCACATTCGTGGCTTTTTGTAATGCGTTGTAATACTGGTTTAAGTCAATGCGGCCGCGCAAGAGCGGGTCCAATTCACCCACTACAAAATTGGTTTGAATAAGGACTGAACGTGGCATTATCCAAACCGTACATTGATAAGTGGGAATGCGTCCTGTTGATCCAGGGTAATAGATGGACGGCTTTGCGCGTCAATGGTCATGGTTTGACGGAAGAATCCGCCGCGCATATTCTCTTCGGGCAAGCCAAACGCGAGACGCTGATAATATTCCGCCTTGGTCAGTTGGTCAGTAACCATCTGTGCAAAATTGGCGGCCAGGGCGTACTTTAAAAAATTAACAAAATAGCTTGGCATTTCGCTTTCAGGTGTACGGAACTGGTAATCGATCCAGGCTTCGTCAATGTTGGTTAGTAATTTATCTTGTTGTACGTCAAATTCAACGGTAGATGGGTAATTAACTGTATCGTCAGCATATACGGCGCGAACACCAGCAATGCGATCTCCAGGTAATTGATATAAGTATTTCCAGCCAAATGCTGGTGTATCGACTAAACGGGCAAGCTGGGTTTTTTTAAACGAAAAGCTCCAGGGATACATACACAAAACCATATCCCGGATGTCGTCATAAAGACGGTCGCAGATTTGCGACGAATCAGAAACTTCGGAAAAAGACGTTAGTGGTTTTTGCCCTAGATAAATCAGAGCATCAGAACATATTGATAGTTTTGTATCACCCGACGCCATAACAATCCTTTAATGATGAAAATCCAGGCGGATTTCTCCGCCCGGACTTATTGGTACTGCTTAGTCTGCGTCAGCTACGGTTACTGCGGTGCCATCGGATACATCGACT